GTTTCATGTCACCTTCTGGATGTGCTAATACATAGCCTTCTCCACCTTCACCGTGACCTTCTATTGATTGTTTGACATCACTGTCGTGTGCATCAAACTGACGAATTATATCGTCTTTTACTTGCATAAGTTTAGTATGCAAATCCCATAAAGCGTTGTATCCAACTTTGTGTGTTTCAATATACTCTGCTATTCTTTTTTTCTTTACTTCGCTTATACCAGCCTTGCCTTTTAACCATTGAAGAAAGTCTTCACCCATTCCTGTCATACCAGTATCTACTTTGCTGTTTGTATAAGCATATAATATCTTACCGAAGTCTGTCATTTTAAGTTCTGCTAACCTAGGTTTGTTTAGTAAATCATCTATTGCTGTTTTATTTTTTGAGATAGATTGTTTTAATTCTAGTATTGCTTTATTATCTATCTTTGCAGTTTTTTGAACTGTGACTGGTGGCACTGCAAACACATCTTTACCTTCAAAAGATTCAAACGTGCCTTGTGGTAAAGCAGACTCTTTACCTTGCTCATCCATTAACCTGTGTATGACAACACCAGTACGGCTTTCTCCTATACGTTTACCCATATCACTTTTTGCATCCACAGAATAAGTAACAATCTGTGGCTTAAAAACATACTTGCCGTCTTTCAAAGGCGGTGTGCTAAAATATAAAAGATCTCCTTTATAGTAACCTCTAAAATCTTTTGGTATTGCATTATCAAACATTGGCATAATGCTTGCCATGTTAGTGCCTAATTGTTTGTATCCTTCTGGATCGTTACGTGCGCCGGGGCGGGCCATAAACATTTTTTGTACATCATTTCTTGTTGTTGTTTTTCCATCATATCCTTTTGCGGTAAATCCTGATTTGTCTGTGAGTACGATTCTTCCATTCTCATTGCGTCCAAAAATGATGGCGGGAGATCCGTCCCATTTAAGCGTGACATCTTCTACTCCTTTTTCTAATTTTTCAAGGCTATTCAAAACTCTGACAGCACCTGCACTACCGTCATAGAATAAAAAATCTTCTGCGTGTTGTATCCTTGCATCTTCTGTCAACTTCTTGCGTTGAATGTTTCTAAATTCTACAAATCTCATAGCATTCTCGTACTGTTTAATAACATTCCACTAAGTTCTTTGATCCTACTTAGATGCTTATCTTCTAATGTTTGATAACTTTCTGGCAAACCTTTGCCTTGTTTTTCCATAGTCTCCAACCAAGGAGCAATTAATTCATCAAAGTTTGGATCATTTCTTAAAAAATCAATCATGCTTTCTACAGTGTAAGTATCCTTCTCAGTAGCGCCTGGTCCTAGTAGTATAGGAGCAATTTCGCCCCAATCATTAGCAACCACAGCATCACCGTTGTTAGGATCTACCACACCTTTGGTTGGACTAAATTTAAATCCTCTGCCACGTGCAAGACTTGAAAGTAATATAGCTCTGTCTGCTCCTGTGTAATTTTCTGTGCCTCCACGCTTGGCACCTTTTTGTAACTTTGGATTATCAGTCAACATAAAATCAGTTTGTACAAAACCATTGTCAGGATTACCTCTTATTGGTGTCCTAAAATGTATCTGTAGTCCTGCGTTTGCTACCCATCCTTGTGTAAAAGTCCTACCTTTATTCATTATTTCTAAATCTGGAATGCCTTGTTTTTTACACCAAGTTACTAATTTATTAATTATTTCTTCTTTAGGTACTTTTGATGTATCAGTATTAAGATCTAAATCACCGGAAGAATTTTTCTCAAATGAACCATCAGGATCTTGTTTTTGTCCTGTAGTGCCTAGCATATCATCATCTATAAAATCAAATCCGAACGTTTGATTAATCCAATCAACTGTAGGTTTTACATCTGTGGTGGCAATCCTTTGCGTAATAGGACCTTCTTCATTTTTGAAAACATTACCACCTTCTTTAAGAATCATTTTTACTCTCAATAATCTTTGATATAGCACGTTTGAACTTACGTGGATCACCAGTTCTAATGCTGTTTATAAATCTACGTTCAAGCTCTGAAGCTGTTTCAACATCATAATTTTTATTAATCGTATTCAAAAGATTAATACTACTTTCAATAATGTTGTTCGCAGTAGTTTCTATTAATAGATCACTTTGCGATGTAGTACCTATATTTGAAAGTTCTTGTAGTATGCTTCTAGTGCGTTTTTTCATTGTACAACTCCGTACTTGTATTTAGTGTAAAATAAATAAGTGTGTATACAATGAGGAGGGTGCTATGTCGATAGCTAATATGAATTTCAAAGAAAGATCCTTACTTTTTGCCAAACTTGCTAAGATTGCTTATTATACAGAAAAAAAAGCAACAAGTCAAGCAAAAAAATTAGGTTTTACAACAACAGAATTTTACAATAGGGATGGTGCACAGGCATACAGATTTATGAATACCAAAGATATTGTGATTGCATGCCGTGGCACGGAGCCAACTGAATGGAACGACATAGCCGCAGACCTAAAAGCTATACCAGTAATGGCTGAAACTGTGAGTAGAGTACATAAAGGATTTAAAGAAGAAGTTGATGAATTATGGCCTATGGTGTTAGAAGATCTTAAGCGTAAAACCAATCAAAGTAAAACAATTTGGTTTTGTGGACACAGTTTAGGTGCCGCAATGGCTACGATAATGGCAAGCCGTTGTCATCTATACCCAAGCATCAAACCCGTAGAAGAGCTGTATACATATGGTTCTCCTAAAGTTGGATGGCCAGGATATGTTAGATCTTTGGCCGTTGAACATCATCGATGGCGTAATAATAATGATATTGTAACCAAAGTGCCTTTATGGTTAATGGGCTACAGACATCACGGAACACTACATTATATTACAAGCGACAGCAAAATAGGCAAGCCAGGCTTTGTAGATTGGTGTAAAGGAATGTGGGACGGCATTAAAAACAAAAAATTTGATTCTATAGGTGATCATGATATCCAAGCATACCACGATCAAATAGAAAAAGCACTTTAGTAATAAGGATTATTAAAGTTTGGGTCGTCCATTCCATCTACTGCTGTGACTTCAGGCACGTAATGCTTTAGCATGTTTTCAACACCCATTTTCAATGTAATAGTACTGCTTGCACATCCTGAACATGAACCTTGTAGTAATACTAAAACTCTTCCTGACTCTTCATCAAAGTCTTCTAATTTTATATAACCTCCATGTTGAGCCACAGCAGGTTGTATAGATTCATCTATGATATGGTTAATTTGTTCTAATATCTCTTCTTTTGTGCGTTCCATACTACTATTTATTGGCTCTGGGGGAAGGACTCGAACCTTCACGATAAATATTTTGCAGAAAATCTATCACACGATAAACCGTCGTGCGTGTCTACCAATTCCACCACCCCAGAATAATTTAAGCCGCGCCTTTGAAAGCAGATTGGTTATGTGCAGGATCTTGTTGTTGTTCAATAATAGGATCTACAGCCTCAACTTTATCAAGTGCCGCAATCATCCTAGTCATACCAATACCTCCGCCTACTCTAGGAAAGAAATCAAATTCTAAAAACTTTTCAAGTTCTGCTTCAACACGTTCTTTTGTAAATAATTTGTATAATAATTCACTATATGCACCATCTGTTATAGTGTGAAAAGTATCACGCATTTGTTCTACATCTGTTGAACGTTCTGCAGATCCTATTGTCTCCATACCCCCTAAGATAACATCTATTTTTTTACTAGTGCCGCCACCTTCATGTCTGCTCATATTCCAGAACGGAGATGTCATTTCAGGAAAGTCTGTAATCATTGTAGAAATATATTCTTCATGCATTTTAGTTTCGTGTTCAGCAGTAAGTTCTTCCGTATATGCAATATCATAATGCTCTTGCCATTCTCTATATGTTTTTTCCATAGCCACAGGCATACCTAAATATTCACATAATTCATATTCCATTTTCTTCAAATCATCTATGTCGCCTGGCATTTCAAATTCAAACATAGGAAATATAATATCATGTCTACCTGGTATTGCATTAGGTTCCTGCCTATAGGAAGTGGAGACACAAAAAAAGCCCTTACTATCGGGCTTACTTAGGAGCTCATGTTCAAGCCACATTTGGCCTGTCTGCGGCAACGGCCAAACTTGACCTGCGTAGTTGTATGTTGCTACATTAAATGGATCTTCACAGGCGGCTAATATGCTTAGTCTGTTCTGTGTATGGACTTCTAGAAATCCTTTGTCCAAAAAAAATGACCTTAAAAGGCCAACTGT